CTTCTGTGGGTTCGGTGACTTCCAACTCCCCACTAAGAAGACTCTCCAACTTTTCCTTTTTAAAATGTAGGGACATAGCCTCACGGCTGGACTCTTTGTACTTCTCTTCAAAGTCAACGGGTGGCTTGGCTGGAATTTCCAGCTTAGGATCCGGTTCTATGTCTTCCGGTGTCTCTGGTACTTCTGGGATAACAGGTGTCTCTGGAACTTCGGGAGTTTCGGGAACCTCCGGTGTCTCTGGTATTTCCACAACGGGTACTTCTGGTATTACTGGTGTTGGATCTATGTCTTCTAATTTTACTTTTTTAAGTTTTCTATTATCTAACGGCATATAAACTTTCAACAGTCCTCAACCTGTGAGGGTTAGTAGTTTACTTAGCAAATGGATCGTCTTCTACTTTAACTGGTTTTTTATCGGTGACAACCTTCTTGGCTACATTCAAAACTTCCGAAAATACTGCTACTTGCTCCGGTCTTAAATATTGTTTTCTTGCTCTTAGGAAAGCGACGTCATACTCTGATAACTCTCTAGGAGTAATAGAGGTAATTCTATTTAATTCTACCTGTGTATCTTCTGGTAAAGTTTCAATTCGTAGCATACGTTCTCATTGTAAGAAACAAATTTAACCCTTGTCAACTTACTTCTTTAAAGACTTCATGGACTTTTTAGCTTTAGACTTTGCGGACTTCTTTTTATCAGCCTTGAATTCTGATACGGTGTGCATCATTCCAGTCTTCATATTCTTAGTTTCCACGACCTTACCACCTTTAAAAGCAAGTCTGACATTACCTTTTGCAGTCTTCTTCATTCTGTACTTAGCACCTTGTATTGGCATTACTTACTCACCTTCTTTGCTATTCGTTCTTCTGCCGCCTTCATTTGAGCTTCGGCAATCTCCGGAGCAGTAAGAATATCAATTAAGAATAAGTAGTTTTTGGCTCTGGCTTTTAGGTAGGTGTTGCGTTCGTCTACGGTCTTGTCTATATCCACAAGTTCCCGCATAACGGCAAACAACAACTCTGTAATCTGCACTTTAAATTCTGCAACAGTTAGAGACTTTGTCTTGTAAGCGTCAATAATCTTTTGATAACTCTCGCGCTCTTTATAGTTTAGTTTTTCAAAATCAACCATTTGCTCCTATCTGTTCCGGTGTTGGAACTTCTGCCATTGCTGGTGCTGGTGTCATAGGTTGCCCTCCTGCCGTTGGTTGACCCATTTGACCTGGTACACCCTGCCCTGGCATAACCGGAGGAGCCAACATCTTTTGTTTTTCAAACGCCAACACATCGTTGATCTCCTCGGTAGTAAGGTTGGCAAGTTCAAGTTCCTTTTTCTTTTTTATTTCAAGTAGCGGTATGTTATCCGGCATATCTACTGCGGCTACCTGTAATTTCTGCAAGGTATCTAAATCCTCTTCCTGTTTATTTTTCTTAGTCCTTACCTCTACAACATATCCGGACTTGGTTAACCAATCTTTAGGACTGACCTTTTTAGAGTACATCTTTTTACCCTGTCTACCTTTTTTATGAATCTCCACGGTGTCAAGCATCTGACTTGCACCTTCCAGCATCTTAGTATACAAAATCCCAAAATCCTCCCACGACTCGTTTATGTACTTCTCCATGCTTTTAATACGCTCTTCTGCATTGGCTACTGCTATTTGGATCTCACCTAATGTTACCTGGCGTTGTTCTACTGACCCTGTTTGTGCGGCAGTAGCGGCGGTTGCTTTTTCAGCTATGCCAATAAGAAACTGCATTTCTTGTAGTGAGTCCGCAAGAGAATCAACATTGACCTGTTTTATAACCTTGTTAGGATCACCGGCGACTGGATACCAACCCCACGGCTCGGCAACAAATGTTTGAGGTACAAAATCCTTAGCCGTTGAGTCGTAGTAATTCATGTTGAAGTTGCGAAGTGTCCTGTTTTCAATTAACTGTGACACCCATGTGTTTAAGACTATGTTTATCTGCTTAACAACATCAGCAGGGCCATCACACCAAAAGTCTGTACGTTCCGGATCTGCACCCCATGTAGAGAATGGAAGGTGGTTGTACCAGAAATTATCAACTGTTTTACCTATAATCTGGTGTAACTCTTTTTTATGTAAACGGGTAAGACCGCGAGGAGTAGAAGCAAGAACATACTTCCAAACAACAACCTCTTCTTTGTCTACCTCGGACAGTTCGTATCTGTATGCCTCGTTAAGTTCAACGTAAGTCTCACCTAACACTGGATCTAGTGTGTCTGTGACACCCATAGTTTGCATACGCTCTGCTCTTTCCTGTGCCAATTCATAGGTTTGATCTTGTTCTAGGTTTCCTGTATCCTCTTCAAAGTAACTTTTAAGTTCTGCTTTACCCTTTTCGTCATAGTCCGGATTGTCCAGAATTTCCCGTAAAGGTCTAAAAATACCGGTTTGAAACGTACAAGGCGATCCGTGCATATTAGAAGGATCAACAAAACGACTGACCAACATATCCTGTGGGTCTATAATTTCAAATGTAACTCTGCCATTTTCTATGTTTAACTTTTTAAAGGAACGTCCAAACAACGCACCCTGCTTTTTATCTATCGTGTCTTTGATAGCCAATTTGTTGCGTTTAGCCATTTCCTTCCAGTATTCGTTGTAGAAAACCTCTTGCTGGTGTTTGTTGTCCAGGTTAGAAAAGTATAAAGTGTCGGTCTCGTCTAAGTTCTTTAGTATCGTAGCAATAATATATTTCATTAACGGAATGTTGATTGTTTGACGATTAAGAACGCGATCTTCTATAGTCTTATCCCGATAAAGAGTATAAATATCCGTCCAGTCTGGATGTCTGCGTTTACGCCATTCCAGTCCGGAATCCTTCTCAACCTGTAAAACTCGTGTCTCTGGATCTATGGTGGTTAATTGATCTGGCATATGCTAAAACTGTAACTAACTTTTTCTCACCTAGCAAGTCCTGTGTGCTTCCAACCCACGCCACCAAAATCACTAGCCGTCCTGTGTTGGCGTATTACCTCAAGGTTAGGAGCGTGATACTCCGGCCTAGGTTCAAAGTCCACAAAGTTTTTGGAAAACCCATAGCGAATAGCGTCCATCATGTGATTGAATATCGGAGCCGGCTCGTTTATGATCCGGTCTGTCTTTGGATCTTTAAGCCATAAGTAGTTACGATATTCTTTTATGAGGTTAAGACTTTGTTTAGTGACTGAAATCTTTTGCTGTTGGACATATTGAATACCCTGTAACACCGAGCCTTGACCTTTAGTAGAGCCAACTATATTAACACCGTATTGTAGAAGTTCTGCAATGCTTTTAGGTTCTGCTGAATCTGCCATGACTAACGCCCTGGGTATGTTTAGAAGTATGTCTGCTATCTGCCGGTTACTAAGTCCAGTTGTGTAAGCCACCTCGTTTAATATGTAGCCATCGTTAAACTTATAGATCGCCGGAATTGCAGAAGGGTCGTTGGTGTAACCAAAATCTAAGCCATATCCCTCCAGCCGTGCTTCATAAGGAATTGCATCTATAATCTGCCAACCAGTAAAGATGCGACCTTCTGCCTCACCTAGCAATCCTTCCCCGTACACCCTCCACCACTGAACCATATTTGGATTATCTTTTTTCTTCTCTAAAGCAAACACCTCATCTCTACTTAACGCCTCGTTATCTTTGTAAGTAAGGATAAGAAAGTCCACATCATTAAATGGAACGACATCCGTGTACCACCAAAACTCACTGCTTGGGTTCCAGTCCAACCATATAATTTTTCTAGTTCTAACCTCAAGCTGTGTGTAAACGGAGTAGTCAATGTTGTTTGCCTCGTTAATAAAGAGGACATCCCGCCTAGGGCCTTTAACTTTATCCGATTGATCTGCCGAGAAGAACTCAACCTTTGACCCCGTCTCAAAGCTGTATATGAAGTCGGATCGGTTCCATTGCTCCTCTCTGAAGTAATTGTGGGACTCCATAATTAGCAAAAAGTCCCGAATTGCCCCTCTTTTGAGGTGTGGCATGGTTTCTGACACCACGGATATAATTTCACCTTTTACAGTTTGGGCATAACCTATTAACCAAATAAGTATGGAAATAGTCTTGGAAGCAGAAGTACCTCCGGATACACCGCGCACGCGTTTATGCAGTTGGTTTATTTTGGTTGTTGCTGTCGTCTCTATGTACACTAGGATCTACTTTCAAAATTGGTGCCGGTAACGCTTTTGTTGTTACTTCTTGTTCTGTGCGATCCTTGAACCCATGGTTGTTCTTTAATAAAAATATGGACATGGGGGCAGAATATACCTGTGACAACCCTAAAGTCTGTAGCATTGTACATTGTGTGGCTAATAATTTCCTTATTGACTCGGAGAATTTCTTATGTTTGTGTTTCCATTCGTGAATAGTATCCTCACAAACCCCCACACTAACAGCAAAACCAGGTATAGTAGGTATCACCTGTTCGGCAACCCGCTCTTGTACAAAATCAGCCACTCTTTGTATCATTCCTGCATTATATTTAGTTGGTTGCCCCGCGTGTTTGGCCATAATTACATACTTCTTAATAAAATATATGAGGCTGTCTTTGATCTTACCACGGATTTTCTCAAGTAGCCCTGCTTAATTAAAG